ACTCATTAGACGAACATGATTAATAATATCCATTTTTCACATAAGTTGAGATCTAAGAAAGTCTTAGAGCTCCTTGCTGAACAGGACAAAATTCATTTTGAAGAGATACGTCACTTCAATTTGAATAAAGACCTGCTTATGTCCATTCGAGGTGCTTGTAGCGCTTTGAGTGCAGGCATTTCTGCTTATGCCTCATACGCATATAAAGAACGCCATGACAGAGAGATCATTCCTGATGTCGCCCCAGTAGTAATTAACTCAAAACTTCTTTTCAATTATCTACTTCAACTCAACGGTCAGACTCCAACTTACGCCAAAGGACTTCAAGTCCCAGTTGCCGATGTTGATAGCTACCTACAAGTCTACATAGATGAAAGAATTGAGTCTGAGTCTCTTATTAATGAGCTCGAGCTCAGGATTATGTCTCTCAACAAGGAACTCCATAAGGTTCGAGAAGATCTTAATCGCTGTCAATTATACAGTGAGAAAGTGAAAACCGAACTGACCCATGAAATCTCTGCGTTACGTGGTGAAACGTTATTCACGTTTCTTGGATATTCTATTCATGCTCATTAATGAGTCCAACTAACAATCCTATCAACTCTGATCGAGGAAGCATAACATGAAACCTGAGCTACCCAATAAGGGCAAGTCCGGCCGTAAGGTCTCTTTGGCTAATAGCCAAGGGAACCCCACGAAGTCTGTGATGTCTTCTTTGTCTTATGCTGATGCTCTTCTTATACCCAGGGAAATATCAGTTCCATTCATTTCCTTAGTTGAGAAATGGGTGGTTTCTTGTGGCATGGAAGATTGTGTTAAAAGGTTAAAATCGATTAAGACCGATTTAATTCGTTCTCATTCTGGTTTACCCCTTATTGCCCCGTATGTCGCGAAAAATCGTCGTAAGACGAAATTTCGTGGTGTACTAAAGGCTATACAATCTTTTTCCTTCAAATCCGACAAGCATTTTTCAAGAGCTTTGCAGCTTTTGAATATCAGTTCATTATTCTATGCTAAGAAGATTTTGAGATCGCAAGAAATCAAATTCTTATCTAGCGTCGAGGCTGAACCAAGCCCTATCCCCCATCATATTATTGATGGTATTGATAAGGCATCTCGTCAGTATTTGAAACCATGCCTAAAACTCCCGAAACCCAAATCCATTCTTTTAAGAGTACCTTCTCCATCTCGTCGTGAGCCCTTACCCTCTGGAAAATCTATTCCTGAGGATGAGATGCCTTATGAGGTTGCATGGGAATGGTATAATCAATTGGTTTATAGAACTTTTAAAGATCCTGCTCCTATGATCGGGAGTCATGATCTATTAGCTCTATGTGGAAGGGTACTTAATAATGTTGTTGGTACTAAGAGAAAGGAAATCGAAGACATCCCGATCATGGGACGTATCGGTTTCATTCAAGAACCTGGACTAAAATTACGCGCTGTAGCCAACCCTTCAAGGTTGATACAAGTAGCAATCGAACCCCTTGGTTCTTATCTTTACTCACTCATGGATGAACTTCCATGGGATTGTACTTTCCAACAGGATAAGGCCTTTCCTATAATTATGAAAGCTCTTAAGGATAACAAAGTTGTTCACTCTGTTGACCTTACTGATGCTTCTAACTATTTCCCTATTGATTTACAAGAGATCATGTTAAAGAATGTTTTTCCAAATGATCATAACACCGTTAATGCGTTTCTTGCGCATGTAAAAGTTTCTGGTATTATAAAACAGATACTTTTGAAGGTGCTATATCTTGGAAGCGTGGGCAACCCTTAGGATTATATCCTAGTTTTGCTTCTGCATTCTTAACACATGGCCTCTTGCTCTTTTATCTGAATGGTTTCAAGCACACTGATTCCTATTTTGTGCTTGGAGATGATGTCGTGATTTTAGACAATGATTTATACGATAGGTATATCTTAGCGCTTGAGGAATTGAAATGTCCAATTTCATTGAGCAAATCAATTTCTTCTTCCAAATTGGCTGAGTTCGCTGGAAAGGTTGTGTTACCTTCATCAGTGATTCCTCAATTGAAATGGAGAGCGCCCTCAGATGATTCCTTTATTGATTTCGTTCGAAACATTGGACAAAAATCCATGTTTCTTTTAAAACGGAAGCAAAGAGAAATCGCTGAGAAGATGTTCGAAGTACCATCCTTCATGGGTGGTCTCGGATTTAATCCTAAGGGAAAACCATTGTCTGATCGGGTCTTCGAAGCTCTCACTTTGTTCGGTGAGGGGATGAAAGGTGACTCATTTCTAATGAGTTACAACGGTCTCGTGAATCGATCTTTACGAAAGGTTCATTTGACCAAAAAGGATTCTCCCTTTTTATATGATTTATATATTGAGGGAATCCCAGATTTCGACATGAAATCTATATCCTATGTTTTACAGAAGTTTGGAATGTTTAATGATGTTTCACCATTAGACATCTACACTTCTTTAGGACAAAACATTGCTTCTATTGATTCAGATCTGCCCCTCTTACGAGGGGTACCGAAATCCCGGCAATCATTACTAAAGGTATTAGAAAGAAAGCTGAGATGAAGCAG